TCCTTCAGTGGGTGCTAACTCTGAAAGAAAGCTCAGAACAGGCTTACGAAGCATTGCAACGAGACTCGTCGGGAGACGCTCAGGATGCCTCGTAGACTTTGGGACTTCACCTGTGAAGGTGGACACTCGCAAGAACACTTGGTTAGTTATGAGGTAGCCACAGTCCCTTGTGAGTTGTGCGGTAAAGACGCACATCGGCAGATCTCTGCACCTCGTATTAGTCTTGACCCTGTCTCTGGGGACCATCCCCAAGCAACAGCAAGGTGGGCTAGACAGCGTGAAGAGAAACGCCTTAGAGAGCGTAAGCTCAATTCGTGACGAAGTCAATCCTTTCCGGACCTTTGTTATTTTATAAATCCTACAATCACTTTGTGACAGGAGCAATATATGGCTGCAAACTTTGTTGAACAAGACGAACTGCAAGAAGAAACCTTCGATCAGATAGACCAACCAGCGGAACAACCTCAAGAGACACCACAGCCTCAAGAGACTCCAGAACCAGTACCGCAGGAAGTGATTCCTGAGAAGTACAAGGGCAAGTCAATAGAAGACATCGTGAAGATGCACCAAGAGGCTGAAAAGCTAATTGGACGACAAGCTCAAGAAGTACATGAGGTGCGTAGTCTAGCCGATCAGTTACTCAAGCAACAACTCGAAACTAAACAACAGGCGAAGCCAGCTGAAACAGTTCAAGAAGAAGATTTCTTTGCTGATCCAAAGCAAGCGGTAGCACGAACTGTAGAGCAGCACCCAGCAGTACTTGAAGCTAAACAAGCAGCACTCGAACTTAAGAGAATGCAGACTGCTCAGAAGTTGCAGTCAAAGCATCCAGACTTCATGGACATAGCGCAAAACGCAGAGTTTCATGAGTGGGTCAAAGCAAGCCCGATTCGTGTGGATTTGTTTACCAAAGCTGACGCTGAATTTGACTTTAACTCGGCTGATGAACTTTTAAGCACCTACAAGGCAATTAAAGGTACTCAGACTACCGAGAAGAAGACCCAAGCAGCAGAAACACAGGCTAAAGCTCAAGAAACTGCATTAAGAGCTGCAGCAGTAGATACCGGCGGCACTGGCGAAAGCAGTAGAAAGATTTATCGCAGAACTGACCTTATCAAATTGAAAATGACGGACCCAGATCGTTATATGGCATTACAGGATGAAATCCTAGCCGCATACGCTGAAGGGCGGGTCAAGTAAAACTTATTAATTTAGGAGATTTATAAAATGGCAACAGCAGCATTCCCCGGCGGTAGTTCATCTATCGTCAACAAGACAAATGCAGATAAGTTTATTCCAGAGATTTGGAGTGACGAAGTTATCGCTGCATACAAGAAGAACCTCGTATTGGCTAACTTGGTTAACAAGATGTCTATGCGTGGCAAGAAGGGTGACACTCTTCATATTCCAAAGCCAACCCGTGGCGTAGCTACTGCTAAAGCAGCTAACACCGCAGTTACCATCCAAGCTGACACCGAGACCGAAGTATTAGTCTCGATCGACCAGCACTTCGAGTATTCTCGTTTCATCGAGGACATCGTCGAAGTTCAGGCATTGGCTTCACTCCGTCGTTTCTACACGGATGACGCTGGTTACGCTTTGGCTAAGAAAGTTGATGACCTCTTGTTTGCCTTGGGCAAGTCTTTCGGTGACGGCGACGCTTCCGACTGGACACATAGCAACAGCTATTTCATCGACGCATCGACTGGCTTAACCGCCTACGCATTAGACACCGTAACCACATCCGATGTATTTACCGATGCTGGTTTCCGTGCCTTGATCAAGTTGGCTGACGATGCCGATACCCCAATGGATGGTCGTTTCTTTGCGATTCCTCCTTCATTGCGTCAAGCAATCATGGGCATCGATCGTTACAACAGCTCTGACTTCGTTGATGGTCGTGGTGTTCAGAACGGTCAAATCGGTACGCTCTATGGCATCGACATCTATGTAACCAGCAACGCTCCTGTTATTGAGACCGCTGCTGATAACAGCGTTGGCGATGGCATCAAAGCTGCAATCTTGGCTCATCGTGATACGATGGTTCTTGCTGAGCAAGTCGGTGTTCGCTCACAAGTTCAGTACAAGCAAGAGTACCTGTCGACTCTGTACACTGCTGACACCCTCTTCGGTGTTAAGACTGTACGTCCAGAGACCGGCTTCGTTCTCGCTGTAAACGCCTAATTAGGCTTCAAGACTCCCAGCTTCGGCTGGGGGTTTTCTTAAATACATTCACTGAGTGTCTTTAAGGAAATCAAGTCTAGGAAGGTAGGGTAAATCTATCGCTATTTATCGTGGTCCCGGCGGTCCGGGTGATGCTGTTAATGACGCAGCAAGTGAAGTATTATTAGCATTAGCAGCCAAAGACGCTGCGATCGCTGCACAAGTAGCTGCTGAAGCTGCTCAAGCTGCTGCGGAATTAGCAGAAACCAATGCAGAAACAGCAGAGACTAATGCTGAAACTGCTGAGACGAATGCAGAAACAGCAGAAACTAACGCTGAGACTGCCGCTACGAACGCTGCTTCTTCTGCATCTGCTGCATCTACTTCAGCTTCCAATGCCGCCAGTTCAGCTAGTGCGGCTTCTACATCTGCTAGTAACGCTGCTTCTTCTGCATCTGCTGCATCGACTTCTGCGAGTAACGCTGCTTCTTCTGCATCTGCTGCATCGACTTCAGCAAGTAATGCTTCGAGTTCTGCAACAGCAGCATCGAATAGCGCTACGGCTGCTCAAGCAGCACAAACGGCTGCAGAAGCGGCTTTTGATCAATTCGATGATATTTACTTAGGCGCAAAGTCTAGCAATCCTACAGTTGATAATGATGGTAATGCTTTAACAACTGGAGATCAGTATTTTAATACCGTTTCAAATGAACTAAGAGTTTGGAATGGGTCTTCTTGGCAAGCGGCATCTATTGTTGGCGGAACTGTTACAAGTTTAAATGTTACCGGTGCATTTACGGCAGCCGGTCCTATCGATATAGGCTCTGACGGAACCGCAGCTTCTCCTGCTTTACGTCGATCGACTGATACCAATACTGGATTATATTTCCCCGCCGCAGACAGCATTGGGTTAGCGACAGGCGGTACAGTTCGTCTTCGAATTGACTCTAATGGAAACACCCAATTAGGAGGAGCAAGCGCCAGCTCAAGGTTAAATATTGTTGGTAATGATGCTATTACGATGCAAAATGCTGGTCAAACGCACGAACTAGCAATTTCTTTCCCCAGCGCCCAAGTTGCCCAGTTTACTTCTTATCATGGTTCTGGTTCAAACTTAACTTTTAGAACTACGCCGAATGCCGGTAGTCCAACAGAGCGTATGCGTATTGACTCTAGTGGCAATGTTGGGATTGGAACGACTACGCCAACTGCGCCGCTTCAAGTCAACGGAACTATTACTGCAACATCAGTAAATACTAACAACACTTTTGGATTTAAGAACCGCATCATCAACGGTGCGATGGTCATCGACCAGCGTAATGCTGGTGCTAGCACTACTCCTACTGCAAGTGGTATCTATAATTTAGATAGATGGAAAACAATATTAACTCAATCATCTAAGTTTAGTATTCAGCAAAATGCTGGTTCTGTAACACCACCAGTTGGTTTTATAAATTATGCTGGTATTACATCTTTGTCTGCTTATTCAGTAGTATCTAGCGACATTTTCTCTTTTGCACAGGCTGTTGAGGGATTAAATGTAACTGATTTAGGCTGGGGAACAGCCAACGCTAAAACTGTAACTGTTTCTTTTTGGGTGCGTAGTTCTTTAACAGGAACTTTTTCAGTAACTTTATCTAACGCATCGCAAGCAAGAAGTTATCCAGCAACATACACAATCTCTGCCGCCAATACTTGGGAATACAAGACTATTACTGTTGCTGGCGATACAAGCGGAACATGGCTGACAACTAATGGTATTGGTGTTTGGTTGTTCTTTAACTTAGGCTCAGGCTCAACATTTAGTGCTACTGCTAATGCATGGGGTGCTGGTGAAATATATGCCGCCACAGGTGCAACATCCGTAGTAGGAACTAACGGAGCAACCTTCTACATTACTGGTGTTCAACTCGAAGTAGGCTCTACCGCTACTAGCTTTGATTACAGACCGTATGGAACTGAATTACAGCTTTGCCAAAGATACTATGAAAGATGGATAAATACAGCACAATCATTTGCTTTACAAACAGCACAACTCTACAACGGAACAACTATTTACGGCAGATTGTTTTATATGGTTGAAAAAAGAGCTGCACCGACAATAACTTTTTCAGCAACAGGAAACACTTTATTAGAATGCTATGCAACTGGTGCTGGTGCTTTGACTACCTATACTGGTTCTCCTGCGGCTGGAGTTATTAATACAAAGAGTTTTGAATGGTCGCATGATGTAACTGGTGTTTCTGGTGGTACAGCAATTTTGGCTGGCATTCGTGTTAATCAATCATTTCAAATTTCTGCGGAATTATGATTATGTATAAACAAATTAAAATTCGTGGTGAATTATCAAATTCTGTTCAGCGTTTATTAGACAATGCTTGCATCCCATTTGACCCAGCCAACACCGACTACCAAGCCTACCTAAAATGGCTTGAAGAAGGTAATACTCCACTACCAGCAGAAGAAGAATAATATCATGGCAGACATCGATCCAGTAGAATACGGCAAGCTAGTTCAAGCTGTTGAGAACTTAGAATCTAAAGTCAGTACAATGGAGTACGACATCAAGAAACTCGTAGCAATGGCTGAGAGATCTAAAGGATCTTTGTGGGCTATCATGGGAGCTGCCTCAGTCTTTGGTGGTTTTATTACTTGGCTGGCTGAACTGGTATTTAAGAAATGAGTAGACCACATTCCGTAGGTAAAGACTTAGTAGCGAATACTAAGACTACAATGTTTACTGTTCCAACTAGGAACATAGCTCGTTGGAGTTTGCTCTTCGCAGCGAACCATAGTGCTTCTGCTAAGTGGTTTACTTGCTGGTGGTACGACTCCAGTGAAAACACTGAGATTGAAGTGGTGTTTGAATATCAGCTTACTGCTAAAAACTTCTTAAAGTTCGATGGTTCAGAAGTAATTCTAGACGAAGGTGATGAAATTCGTGTACAGTCTGAGACAGGATCTACAACGACTTGTATTATCACCGTAGAACTAGAGCAACGCAGTACCGTACAACAGTTCTTATAGGAGTCTTAGATGCCACTCGCCAAAGGTAAGTCCCAGAAGACTATCAGTAAGAATATATCGAAGTTAGTAAAAGAGGGTCGTCCTCAGAAGCAAGCTGTAGCGATCGCTTTACAGACCGCTAAAGTTCCTAAACCCAAGAAGAAAGGAAAGTAATATGCCAATGGTAAAAGACAAGAAGTTCCCCTACACTGCTAAAGGTAAGAAAGAAGCTAAGCAGTATGCTCAGAAGACTGGTGCTAAAGTCATGTCAAAACCAGCTAAGAAGATGGGTGCTAAGCGTGGCTACTAAACCCGGACTCTATGCCAATATCGCAGCTAAGCGTCGTCGTATCGCTGCCGGATCGGGCGAGAAGATGCGTAAGCCCGGCACTAAAGGTGCGCCAACGGCTAAAGACTTCAGAGATGCCGCTAAAACGGCTAAGAAAGGTAAAAAATGAGTTTCTTTGTTGGAGTGTTGTTTTTCTGCGCTAACGGTGGGTGTTACTTCCTGAAGATTAATGACACTTTCGACAAGATCGAGCAGTGCCAAGCTGCGGTGCGTCAATGGGATAAGTATGCCAGAGAACAAGGTTTGGAAACTGAGATAGCCTGTCTCGAAGTTAACCTCAAGAGTAATGTATAATGCCAAATCCAAGTGTCTGGAAAGAAGTAGATAACATCTTACAAAAAAGATGTCCAAAATGCACTGAATGGAAATCAGTTGAAGATAATTTTGTTAGATATAAAAAACAAACTTTAATTAATAAACCAAAATATTCTTCTTGGTGTAAAAAATGTATTTCAGTAAAACAGGCGGAATACCACAAGAAAACATGGGGTCCAGAAAAGCTACAATTTACTGCATATAAAAGAACACAAACGGTACGGTCTTATTTATCGTATTTAAGAGGAAAAGCAGTACAACGAAAAAAAGAGTGTATTTCTGTAGATGCTCTTGAGACTTTATGGTTTGCTCAGGAAGGAAAATGTGCTTTAACTGGATGGGATATGACGACTGAACTAGGGTCCGGAGTTATTCCAACAAACTGTAGTATTGATAGAATAGATTCCCGTCTTGGATATGTACCCGGAAATGTTCAGTTAGTGTGCAGAGCAGCAAATGTGGCAAAACACGATTTAACTGTCCATGATTTTTTAAACCTTTGTAAAGCGGTGATGGAGGCATCAAATGCCTAGAAAAGAGTTCCAAAACAAAGAAGGCGGTTTAAACGCCAAAGGAAGGGCTTATTTCAAGCGAACTGAAGGCGCTAACCTCAAACCCCCAGTTTCGGCAAAAGAGGCTCAAAAGTCCCCTAAAGCAGCCAAAAGGCGAAAGAGCTTCTGTGCAAGGATGAGCGGTGTTCCCGGTCCTATGAAGGATAGCAAAGGCAGACCTACCCGCAAAGCACTGGCTCTAAAGAAGTGGGATTGTTAAGATTTTACTTGACAAAATAGTCAAAATATGATAGGATAACGCATGGCTTCGTATAATTATATCCAGCTCGTTAATGATGTCTTAATCCGCTTGCGTGAGCCAGAGGCTTCTTCTGTCTCGGATAACGCTTATGTAAAACTGATTGCTCGCTTTGTCAATGACTCTAAGCGGATGGTTGAGGACTCCTACAACTGGAATTCGTTGACTGAAACATTATCGGCAACAACTACTGCCGATGTATTTAACTATGTCCTTGTTGGCTCAGGACAGAGATTTCGTGTTATTGATGTTCTAAACGACACCGATAACTTCTTTGTTGAAAACGCTCCTACCGTGTGGATGGATCAACAGTTTTTGTTGACAACCCCGCAGAAAGGCAGCCCTAAATACTATAACTTTAATGGAACCGACAACAACGGCGATACTCAAGTGGATTTATTTCCTATTCCAAATGGGACTTATAATCTTCGTTTTAACATTATAAAGCCACAAGAGCCGCTTGTAAACAACGCTGATACTTTATTGGTTCCGCATGAGCCAGTCATTCTTGGTGCATTGGCTAGGGCGCAAGCAGAGCGTGGTGAAGATGGAGGTGTACAGTCCGGTGAGACTTACTCGCTTTATCGCCAAAGTTTATCGGATGCAATCTCGTTAGAGTCGAATCGTTATATCGAAGAAACCCAGTGGAACTGGATTTAAATGGCTAGTCAATTACAGACAGCATCTATTGCTGCACCGGGCTTCTACGGATTAAACACACAAGAGTCAAGTATTACTCTGTCTTCTGGCTTTGCCTTAAAAGCTCAGAACTGTGTGATTGACAAGTACGGGCGTATTGGTGCAAGACGAGGATGGACCCCACTTAATACGACAGTCAATACTGACTTAGGCGCTGCCAATCCAGTAGAGTTTTTATTTGAAGTAGTCACTGGCGGTGGTACTGAGGTACTAAGTGCTGGTAATAATAAGTTATTCGTAGGCACAACTACGATGACTACTAAGACAGTTCGTAATGCAACCAATAGCGGCGATGCCGCTTACACGATTACGGCAAATAACTGGCAAGGGGCTGCATTGTCTTACGGAGATGTAAGCGACTTTCAGCCCCATGTGTATCTGGCTCAGGCTGGGCATCCTATGTTAGTGTGGCATGAGCTGCCTGTGTCTGGCGGTGCTTTCGATGCCCACGATAGCGGGACATACGGTTTTCAGCGTGTCGGAGATGACGCAAAGCTGCCGTCGAATCACAGTACTTCTACCTTTGCGCCAAGCTGGGTATTATCCGCTTACGGTAGAATCTGGTGTGGCGGTATTACAGGCGATACACAGACTGTTTACTTCAGTGACTTATTAGCTGGTACAGACTTCTTAAACGGCTCTGCTGGTTATTTAAACCTACAAGAAGTTCTTCCTAACGGAGACCCTGTAGTAGCTGCTGCAGCACATAACGGCTATATTATCTTTTTTGGTAAAAAGAATACAGCAATATACGCTAATCCGTTAGACACTGCTTCATTGACCTTAGTAGAAGTAATTGCCAATGTGGGCTGTATTGCTCGTGATTCGGTACAGAGCATGGGAACAGATGTGTTGTTTTTATCGGATGCTGGTGTGCGTAGTCTACAGCGAGTCATTCAAGAGAAATCGCTACCGATGCGAGACATCTCTAAGAATGTTCGTGATGAATTGATGTCAGCAGTGGCTTCTGAAACAGACTTGACAAAGATCAAAAGTATTTATTACGAAAGAGATGCAATTTATCTTTTAACGCTACCGACAACCAAGTTTGTATACTGCTTCGATACTCGTGCGCCGTTACAAGACGGCTCTATGCGAGTAACAATTTGGGATAATTTAGAGCCAAAGGCTTTTACTGTAACACAAGATAGAAACTTGTTAATCGGCAAACCCGGTTATATCGGTAAATATTACGGACATTCCGATAATGGAGTAGCTTACCGGTTACAGTATTTTACTAATTACTTTGACTTTGATGCTGCAACAGCACTAAAGATTCTAAAGAAGATTGGCTGGGTATTAATAGGCGGAACTAATCAGTCCGTAGCGGTAAAGTGGGGATTTGATTATACCGAAGGCTATCAAGCAACGACTTATAACCTTGATACCGCTGTCGTATATGAATACGGTATTGGTGAATATAACATCGCTGAGTATTCATCTGGAATTGTTTTAGATCGTTTCTCCGTTAATGCAGGCGGACAAGGAACAGTAATGCAGTTAGGCTTAGAAGCCGATATTAATGGTAATCCATTGTCAATTCAAAAGATTGATGTGGCAATTAAACGAGGAAAAACTGTAGTTTAAGGAACTAATATGTCAAATTATGTAAAGGCAACTAACTTCACAGCTAAGGATAGTTTACCGTCTGGTAACTCCGGTAAGATTATTAGAGGAGCTGAGATTGATACTGAATTAACTGCAGTAGCCTCAGCTATTTCATCTAAAGCAGATACTAATAGTCCAGCCTTAACCGGTACTCCGACTGCTCCTACGGCAGCGGCAACAACAAATACTACGCAGATTGCTACTACTGCTTATGTTAGAACTGAAATAACAAACCTAGGCACTATCGGGACGATGGCTGCACAGAATGCTAGTTCAGTCGCTATCACTGGCGGTACTATAACTGGTATTACTGACTTAGCAGTTGCTGACGGCGGTACTGGTGTATCAACATTAGCTGCTAATGCTGTACTACTCGGTAACGGCACTTCAGCCGTTCAGACCGTTGCTCCCGGCTCTAACGGTAATGTATTAACTTCTAATGGAACTACTTGGCAATCTACTGCTCCAGCTTCTGTAAAAGGATTAGGTATTGGAGGCGAAGTCTGGAATAATGTGACTGGGTCTCGTAGCTTTAACTCTACTTATACTAATAGCCGTTCTTATCCTATTGCTGTGTCTGCTTCAACAACTTGCTCGACTGGTGCTAGGATTACAGCCTATGTAAACGGCGTGCAGATTGCTTATTATGGCTGGCAGTTTAACGGTTGCGGTGCTTACGGTGGTACTTTTATTATTGTTCCTGCTGGTGCGACTTATCAGCTTAATGCTAGTGAGAGTGTACAAAACTGGATGGAGTTATATTAAGGATAGTTATGAAACATTACAAAGATTCTAACAATAAAGTATTTGGCTTTGATGAAGGTCAAACCGTTCCTGCTGGTTTAATTGAGATTACTAAACAAGAAGCAGAAGAACTAGGAAAAGCAATCGCTCAAGCCGAGTTTGATTCTTTAGACTACTATCGTAAACGGATTTATAGCTATCCAGAGATGGGCGAGTTCCTAGATGCTTGGGTAAAGAACGACACAGCAGCACTAGAAGAGTATCGTCAAAAGTGCTTAGAAGTCAAAGCAAAGTTTCCTAAACCAGAAGGATTCTAGTGGTAAAGATTCCTGTCATCATTAGACCGGATTATAAGTAAAAATGCCAAAGAGTCATGAACTAGCCTGTGATAAATTAGATGTCGCAGAATTACAAAAGCAGTTACTAGAGCATTATAACGAATTTGATAAGTATAATTATAGAAGAACTTTTAATAATTCGCCCCATGCTCAAATGACTGATATTTGGGCTAGATATAATGATATTAAGCCGTTTGAGGAAAAAGGCGATTTAAAAGGATTTGAATCAGAACATGATTCGATTTGGTATCCAGTGATTGAAAAGATACCAGCAATAAAGAAAGTTTGTTTTGATTTGATGTATGCTGTTGACGGAGAAAGACTAGGCGGTATTTTAATTACTAAACTACCAGCTGGCGGAGTTATTACACGACACACTGACTCTGGGTGGCATGCACAGTATTATGATAAGTTTTATGTGCCTGTCTTAAATGAAAAAGGCTCTGTCTTTTGTTTTGATGACGGAATCATTGAACCAGAATATGGGCAAGCATGGTGGTTTGATAACTCAAATCCACATTGGGTAGAGAATAACAGCAAATCAGACAGAATTGCAATGATTGTATGTATTAGGACTGAAAAGTATAAGGATAAGAATGCACACCGTATCTGAACAGTTTAAACAGCTTCAAGGAACATTTGAAGTTGATTTAGGAACACAACATCATTTTTCTAGTGGTGTCTACGCTAAACAGATGATGCTTCCTAAAGGATACTTTGCATTAAGTCATGCACATAACTATGATCATTTAAGTATTTTAGCAAGCGGTGAAGTTGTAATTAAAACAGATAATAAAGAAGAATATTACAAAGCACCCGCTTGTATTACTATTGAAAAAGGTGTACATCATTCTATCACTGCTTTAGAGGATGCTGTATGGTTTTGTATTCATGCGACTGAGGAAACAAGTCCGGATAAAATTGATGAAGTATTAATTATGAAAGAGGGAGTATAATATGCCTTGGGGAGCCGCCGCTGCCGCTGCAGCAACCGTTGCTGGTTCGTATATATCATCGCAAGCAAATAAATCTGCTGCACAGACTTCTGCGGATGCACAGCTAGAAGCAGCTCGTCTATCTGCTGAAGCACAGAAATTTAGACCAGTAGGAATATCTACTCGCTTCGGTACATCTACATTTGAGATGGGACCGGAGGGTTATTTACAATCGGCTGGGTATACTGTATCTCCAGAACTGATTGGATTACAAAGTAGATTATTAAGTTCAGCTACAAACGCACCAAGAGCTATTACAACTAGAACGCCGCAAATTCCGGCTGGGTATAGTTTAACTCCTCCTACTCCTGCTGAAGGAACTCTTGGTCCGTCATATACAGCGGTGCTACCAAAAACTGGATTTACTTATGCTTATAGTCCTACTGGTGAGCGAATTGAAGTTCCTCTTACAGAACAAACTACTTACGAACCAGTAAGCGGATATACACCGGAACAGTTTCAAGAGTCTATAATGCCATTAGGGACTGCCGCTACTGGATTATTTAATTTAGGCGGTCAATATCTTGCGACTTCTCCTGAAGCAGCTGCACAGCAGTATATGGAACAACAGCGTGGATTGTTACAACCCGGAAGAGAAAGAGCTTTATCTACAATTCAGAGTCGTTTATACGGTACTGGTCGTAGAGGTCTCGGGGTTCAAACTGGTACAGGAACTGCTCCTACTTCCCCTGAATTACAGGCATACTATAACGCTTTAGCACAGCAAGAAGCACAATTAGCTGCTCAAGCAGACCAATATGGTCGTGAGCGTACTTTATTCGGTACTCAATTGTATGGTCGTGGTGCAGAATTAATTGGACAAGTTCCGACACTAATCTCACAAAGTTATGGTCCTATGCAGACGCAGTTAGGTTTAGCAGCAGAAATCGAAAGATTAGGACAACAGCCATTAGACATCGGCGCACAGCTTGGTGGTCGTTCCGCAACTGCTGGAGCCAATGTCGGTCAATCGTTGTTAACTGGCGGTCTTGGTGCTGCAAGAACTCTACAGGCTGCAAATCAGTACAGTGTTCCCGGATCGTTGTTGACTGGATTTGGTTCGCAACTAAGTGGTTCAGCACAACAGAATCAACTAGGTAACTGGTTTAACAATCTAATGTACGGTGCAGAGAATGTTTATGGCGGAGCCGGTAGAGGAACTGTTCCTACTACTTCGTCTGGTTTTGAATCTTGGGAAAGTCCTTATATCGGAGCGCAATAATGGCAGAAATCGTAAACGGGTTATTTGGGATTGACCCAGCAGCATTACAAGCCCAACAGCAAACAATGGATTATAACAAAGCATTTAAATATGCTCAATTAAGCGCTCCTGAACAAGCTCAGTTTGGCGCATTCTTAGGCGGACAACAATTAGGTCGTGCTGTTCCGGCGATGTTTGGTATAGAAGATCCTATGTTAGCTAAAGCGAATTTAGCAAAACGATTATCTTCTCAGTTTGATATTACCAATGAAGAAGGCTTGCGTCAATATGCTTCAGCATTAGCACAACAAGGCGCTCCTGATTTGGCTCAGTTAGCGGTGCAGAGAGCTGATCAATTAAGAACTAGCGGACTTACTGCTCGTAAACAAGAATTAGATATTTCATCCACAGAGCGAAAAATTGCTCAAGACGAAAAACTTCGTGGCGAATTAAACGCATTACCAGCAAATGCAACGGATGAGCAAATCCTTTCTGTATTCCGTAAATACGGTAATCCGGATGTCGTTATCCGGGCTTTAGAAGCATCTTCTGCTAAAAAAGCTGCATTAATTCAAAAACAAGCATTAGTTGATTTAAAGAACTATGAAAAAGCTGAAGGAGAAAAATCTAAAGTAGCGGCAGCTACGGCTTCTGCAGATCGTATTATCAACACTGTCGATGAGGCTATTCCTTTAGTTGGTATTACAACCGCTGGTGTTGCTGGTGCATTAAACATCCCCGGAACTGATGGTCGAAATCTGGAAGAAGCTCTAAAGACCATCAAAGCTAACTTAGGTTTTGATCGCTTACAACAAATGCGTGATGCTTCTAAGACTGGCGGTGCATTAGGTCAGGTTGCTGTTAAGGAATTGGAAGCATTACAGGCTTCTATTGCATCGCTTGATCGTGGTCAATCTCCTGAAGTTCTCAAGCGTAATCTTGAGGACATTAAGTTCTATTACACCCGCTGGTCGAAAGCAGTTCGTGGCGAAGATCCCGGTCCTGCAGTTCGTCCTCGTAAAGACGAGAAAAAAGGCGCTACTGGAACAATGTCATCCGAAGACGATGCTTTAATTAATAAGTGGATTGGTCCTCAATCACAACCTAAGTAAGGAATAGCATGGCTACTTATGAACAAGTAATCACAGCATTACGGGCTGCTGATGCTGCTGGTAATGTTGAAGATGCTCGCCGTTTAGCGGCAATCGCTGTGAATATGAGAACTGCTCAGCAGATTTCTCCTCGTGCAACTCCTCCATCGGTAGAATATACCGCAGAGCAAATGGCTCCGGCTACTCCTGAAGACATGGGATTTAGCGGTAATGCTCCTTCTGAAACTGAAAAGTTAATTGGTCGTACCGCACTAGGCATCGGTAAAGGTTTAGTTAATCCTGCCTTAGCTGCAGCACAGCTCATTCCTGCGGCTCGTCCTGCCGTAGAAGACATTCAGCGTCGTTACCAAGAAGCTAGAACTAATCTGGGCGGAGAAGGCTTTGATGTTCCAGAATTAGTTGGTTCTGTGTTAAACCCAGTTAATCGCTTAATTCCAATGGGAGGCGCTGCTGGCTCTGTTGCAGCTCGTGGTGCGTTAGGCGGGGCTATCGGTGCTGCTACACAGCCTTTAGTCGGCGAGAATCTTAACACAGAACAGATTTTAGCTGGTAAAGTAGAGCAATTAGGACTTGGCGCTATTGTCGGTCGTGGTGCATCAGCATTGGCTAGTGCATTGACACCAACACTAAAAGCCGGAACTCGTGAGTTGTTGGAATCAGGTGTTCCTGTGACACCCGGACAAGCCTACGAAGGCATCGGCGGAGCATTATTCCGTCAAATTGAAAAGTTAGACATTCCTACGATGCGGGTAGACAAAGATAAAATTAATCTTGGTTTTACCAAAGCAGTAGGTAATGACATTCTTGCTATCGTCGATGATAAATTACCTCCGAATATGACTAATGGTCAGCAAATCTTTGGTTATTTACAAAATAAACTGACCAACTACTATGATGATGCTTTAGAAAAGATTGGTAAAGTTGCTCCTGATCAGCAGTTTACACAAAGTTTAGCTCAGGCTCAAAATACTTTGCGTAGCGAACTCGGCGATCCTAAGCAAGTTAAATCTTTTCAAAACTTCTTAAAAGCGAATGTTGCGAGTCGTATTAAAGATGGAGAATTCTCTGCTCAAGATCTAAAGCGGATGGAAGAAATCTTTAGGGAAAAGATTGATTCAATTACAGCGAAAGATACTCCTGCGGATATTTTACGACGGGGATACGACGATGCTTATAAAGCAATCAAGAACCTAATCATTCGTAATGACAAAGACGGCAGCATCGCTAAAGCTAATCTAGCTTATATGCAACGCTCTCGTGTCATGGAAGCAGTTAACAAGAATGTAGCTGAAATATCTGGAGCTCAAGGAACATTTAGTCCTGCTGAGTTAGCTCGTGCAGCAGCTCGTCAAGGTGGCGAGATTGAGGCAGCGATGGGTACGGCTCCTTTACAACAGACCGCTACTCGTGCGTTAAATGTTGTAGGTGATACCACTGACGAAGCTACTAAGTTCCGTAATGTGATGATTGCTGGTAAATTGGCTGGTTTAGGCGCTTTAGGCTTCTTCTCACCAGCGATTGCTGTTCCGGTCTTAACTGCTTCAGGAATGAGTTACAAAGCAGCTCAAGCATTGATGAAAGAGCCAAGTAAGCTACGCTTAGCTGTGCAAGAAGCCTTGAAAGCTAATCCCGGATTGTTTGGTGTAGGGTTATCTAATATTCGTAGCCAACAAGCAGAGGTAGAATAATGGATCCATTAACAGCACTAGCCGCCTTCGGTCCCTTAGTCGTTGACTTAGGAAAGTCCTTAATCTCTCGCTTCGTAGCCCCTGCAGAGTTCAAACCCGCTACCGTAGAACAGTATGTTCAGATGCGACAGATGGATTTGGAGATGTTTAAAGCCATGAATGAGGCTGGAGGGTCGAATCCGTCCTATCCTTGGGTCGAGGCTGTGGTGCGTCTAATGCGTCCTTCTATTGCCTTTATCGTGCTTGGAACTTGGGCTTATCTTGAAGTAGCAACTACCGGAGGTGCAAATGATACTGTTAGCAACTTTGCTTCTGCCATTGGTTTTTATCTATTTGGTGACCGGTCTCTCTTTTATGCCAAAAAAGGCTTAAATGCGTCTAAGCCCTAATTTCACACTCGCTGAAATGACCGCTTCGCAGACCGCCGAGCGTCGTGGACTAGACAACACACCGAATGCTACTGCGATTGCTAACCTGACTAGGGTTGCTAATCTGCTTGAACAAGTCAGAGCCGTTATCGGTAAGCCAATTATCGTTACTTCCGGTTATCGCTCTCCAGAGGTCAATTTAGCTATTGGTTCTACCAATCGTAGCCAGCATCCGCTAGGTTGCGCTGCTGATTTTAGAGTCAACGGAATGACCCCTAAACAGGTCGTACAGGCGTGTATTGATGCAGATATACCCTACCATCAGATCATCGAAGAATTTGGCTCTTGGACGCATATAAGCGTTCCTGATAGCCCTTCTGAAGCACCTCGGAAACAAGCCTTAATTATTGATCGTAACGGAACTCGTCCGTTTAGCTAAAAAAAAATCCCCGCCGAAGCGGGGCTAAGGAGTAATGAATGCAATTTTGGGTCTTAGGTGAACCAGCCGCCTCAGTCGTCGTGAGGAGTACTGAACAGGATTCTAATAATTCCTAAATCAATGACGAAATGAGCCTCGTCATCGAAATCAGGAACATACTCAAATCCTACACTAAAACCAGTAATCAGGTGTAGGTCAATTATCATTGTTTAAACATACTCCAATCAAGATATTCTCGATAATCTCGTATCTTGCTTTGTAACGAGTTTTTTTGTTGTTCAAGTAATTTAACTTCTCTTTTAATTCGGTAATACGAACTAATAAGAAACTGATACAGTAAAGTTGCACAAATTCCAAGAACAAACATCAATGCTTCAATCATAGTTTCTCCTTACTTAACAGGACAAGCTCCGCTGGCACACTCGTCGCCACCATCAAAAGACGCTTCATCAACATGAGTAATCAGTTGTGTCGAAGCTACCAAAGCATCATACTGCTCTTTAGTAATCTCCTCCAAAGGCGCTTGGTGGAATCCGTGTTCGTTATGTAATAAGAACGACAAGGACTTGTGATTGTTCTTGTAATTCTTGGCTAGGTACTTCTTAATCTCAGGAAGTTCTTCCTTACGATAATACACGGTACAGGACACGCTGTTGTCCGACCAGTTAGCCTGTAGCCACTTCACCACTTCCAACTGATCAATAGCGGTCATCTCCGCAGCAATCTTCGTCCCTTCAGGATAGCAGAATGGGAATGACACCACCATCGTGCTGTGATCCTCAGAGCCATCGAAGTTACGCTGATACTCAACAGGATATCCATGCTCACGACATACTTGCACCAAAGGATGATCTGCAGCGATGCGAATACGACGAATCATGTATTGTGAGTATGCTGGATGACAGCCTGAAGTAACTCCCGGCAACAGCGACAAAGTCCCACTTGGTTTTACCGTGGTGAGCTTCACCGACTCAGGGAAGCCATGTGCGTGGCTGTACTTGAAGTCAAACTCACGAAGACGACGATAAGTGTCGCTGAGCCAGCTGCGTTGCTCGTCAGTGGCTTGTAGAACACCAGTAACGCCAATGCCCATCCGCATATTCTTGTGAACAATGTCTTCCGTCTCTTTAAGATGGCAAGGTAGTGCAAGGCTGTGCTTGTTGATACGATAGAGTAACTGGCACACATCCAATAACTGCTCCTTGCTCTCGATATTAGGCAGATATACTTCTGCTAAGCAACAAGTTTCATAAGCAGCCAAAGACTGTTCAGCACATGGATTATAACCCATAACATCAGGATCAGGATAGTCAGTCTCACCAAGTCGACCAATCTTACGGGAGAGTTTAAGATTGATAAGTCCATAAGGCTCGCCTTTGCCTTCGTATCCGTCCCAGAAGTATTCGTGTAAGTCTTTAATATCATGGCAAACAACAGAATTATTAGACATAGCTCGCCAAGAAGGAATATTCCCCATGTCCCAGCGCTTAGCCAATAGATACTCGACATCGTCAGGATCTCCTATTGCAATTTGAGCAGAACGGCGTACATTACCAGCTACGACAATAGAACCGATAATGTTCATAATGTCAAGGCAGTCAATGGGACGCAACTTCTTCCCTGCTCGTTTCTCTAGAATGTTACTAATCTTCTCAATACCGTCACAGAGATCCTCTGGACCAGAAGCAGTGCCGCCAAAACCCTTGATAGGAGCGCCACGACCACGCACCAAGATAGTGCTGTAAGAGAAGGTTGGCTTCGTATCCGCTAGAAACGCCGCTTTGAGCGTCTTTCCGAGTAGCTTGACCCATCCTTCACGCGAGTCAGGCACAATAAAATCAGCGTCAGCAGTATTAACACGAATAGGAGCGGAAAAGCTAGGATTAACCGGAGGAAGTTTATCAACATATTGCCTCTGAATGTTATAGCCAACGCCAGAGCCAAGCATTAGCAAGTCCATCGCCCATGTGAACGGACGGACGGGTTGATCAATAACGGTGAATGCACAGTTCTGTAAACTAGCCAGCCCTAAGCGACCAACTGTGTCTGTCCCCATTTGCCACAGGAATCGTCCAGCAACAGTGCCTTTCAATTCCATTAAATACTTACGAAGACGCTCTTGCTCGTCTGCGTTAAAGTTACAACCTAACTGATCATTTGCTGCTTTAATTACCCTTTCAACTGTATCGGTAAATTCTTCGGTTTTCGATTTAGGATCTGCTTCATTTAATCGTCTTGCGTAAGTCCTTTTGTAGGTTATGTACCCTACTGTGCTGAAAGGTGTGTTATATGTCATTCTACTTCCTTTTCTAGTTTGTCAAAATTGTCTTCTATTAAATCAGTGAATCTCTCCACTAAGTCTTCACTACTAATGTCGAGCAACTCCAACAGATCTACTTCATCGATCTGCTTGAGTCGGTCTTTTATTTCTATGAGGGTTAATGCCATGTGGAACCTTTAAGTGTATCACGAATAATAAGTTTTGTCAATAGCATCATAGTTCGCAATAAGAAATTCTATGTAATGCTTAGCCTTTTCAAGGTCTTGCACACCGTTCTTATATGGGAACCGAAGTGAGTACTTAATGACATTCGCTGTCCAAGGATCTAGCTTGTAAGCCATGAAAATGTCCCAAGGCTGGATCTCAGCGACTTGGTAATGGTCTCCCCCAACCTGCTTACGATCGGGGCTTACAGACTCGTTTATGCGGTCTATATAGTCTTTTAATTGCATTGCTTCACCTCTACAGACGATTTGATAGATTTTGTAGACTGCGACCAAGTTCCGCAACTGCGGCACTGGTAACGCTGATAGGTTCCGGTAGCCGAGATTGCAGTCCCCCGCCTTTGTAGGCTAGATGAGCCACAATTAGGGCAAACATGGTCATCAGAAAACAGATTATGATTAGGATGGTTACGAATCCAAGGACGCAAAGCGCCGTAAAGACTCTCAAGTAAGACCACATCCTGAATATTATACTTTTCCATCCGCTTCCACGCATCTTTGTCTCCGTTCATACATTTAACCCAAAGCTCATGACCCTCGTGAGCGTGTTTCTTACCGAGGTTAAGCCGCTGTGCTACATAGTCCAGCTTATTACTAGGAAACCTAAAGTTGCTGCGAACAACACGCAATAGGTCAATCTGTTTATAAGGCGATGGTGGATTAAAACTATGTAATAAGAATTCCTTGTTAAGAGTAGGAATATCGAACTTAGTACCATTATAGTGAACAACAGCGTCTGCATCGTTGAGAAGCCCATGAATTCCTTTCAGCATTGTTTTAGGTCTTGATTGGTGAACAGAATCGAACTTCACTTCTTTCTCGCCTAGCCACTTAGCTGCATAGCATAGGACATAGGAAGACTCCATGAGTTGATTGATGCTGACATTCTGTTGCCAAAGACCCCACACATGGGCTGTGTTAGGGCTAGACTCAATATCTAGCAATAAGATTTTCATGACCACTTCCGCATCTCTTCGAGTTCGTTGTCGAAGTCATCAAAGTTAAACTCTTCCTGCGGCATATCCTGACCAAGGAAGGCTTCCCATGCAGCTTTAGGAATAGCATGGTCATGCGCCCGATCTGCAAACGATGTAACATCCGTAATAAACTTAATCTTCTGTGATACATCATAGCCGTACTTCGCTGACACTACATCAGCACAGGCTAGGATAATATCCAGCCATTGATGATCTTCAGCAAACTCTATCGTTCTTTCGACAGAGTCATAATCATCACCGAGACTTATTCTTAGTACTAACATTTCGTGTTCCTTTCTTTGGCACAAACTGTGCATTAAAATCATCTAACGACTTACGCAACATTGCATTAAAACCAAACTCGATAAAGAAGCAACGCTCTTCTTCAGTCATATCAAGCTGAAGATCAGCACCGCCGTCTTTACGCTCCTTCATCTCTAATACTTTCATTCTTTCCTCGCTATCAAATCAAAGAACTTCTCTGCATCTACAACAATTAAAGGCTTCTTGCCGTTTTGCTTGACGACAGCAACTGGTTCATGGTTGCCGTGCGTCTTTGCTTGTTCATAATAATTATAAACCGCTACTTTGGCAAGACTTTTACATTCAAACTGATACGGTATTGCGTCTCTTGCCGCTGGACTTAGCTTGACATCCTCTCCGCCGGCTCCCATTGATGTGCTTACGAGGTCTCCGGGGCGTAGTTGCGGGAACCTTTTTTGCAGCTGTTCCACGACCCACTTTTGTAGGTTTCTTCCCTTTGCTTTTGCTGACTGCGGCTTCATCTTGTGTTTCCTCTAACTGTTGCGTCAAAATCCATGATTTAGGAATGCTGATACGGTTGTTGCATTCGTGATCGGACACGGTTCCTGCGACACAGATTGCGTCTTCGGTCTCGCCGACGAGAAAACCGACAGTGACACAATGTGCAATATCTACCTTTGGTTCGTCCCAGCCGGCATCGGCTTGAGCGTCAATCCAAGTAATCTTAATAACAGGACAATCCTGTAACTTCACTTTACTGGCGGATGCCATACTTGCTTCTCCTCTCTTAAAATCCATAATAAACGAGCATTTTCAAGCACTCTGGCTTCATCGCCATCGTACGCTTTCAATACAGCTTCGTACATCTCTACTTCGGTATTGCAGTCTGCTAACAACTTCTTGGACTTAACAGGACCAACGCCCTGCAGTCCAATAATGTTGTCAACCTTGTCGCCGGTAAGGATCTGAAGATAGAAGTTACGGATAGCGTCTTCTTCGGTAACGAAGTATTTCTCTTCCTTAACGAAGTTGTAATGATTACCACGAATCATGTTGAGGTCTTTGTCAATGCTGACAATGATTGTCTCTTCTGGCTCATGGCGATAGGCTTCAATACCAATCGCATCGTCTGCTTCCATTCCATCTATTACTTCAAATCCCCACGACTTCTCCATGTACTCACGAAGCAACTGATAATGATATGGCTTCTCAAGCACACGGTTGCCTTTGTATGGAGCTGTCTTAGCGATGTCGTGGCGAAAATTGCCACTACCAGTAAGATAGCCCCATGCTTCGGTGATGCCGTCTTGTAAGATGAGATTATCCAAGAATTCGGATAGACGGGCTAACGCAAACTCTGCGGGGTCTCCTTCGGATGCGAACCCGAATCGATATACAAGAATATCGGCATCAACCAAGGCGATCATAATGGAATGTCATCCTCTTCTTCAGCGGTTTCCTCAGCGTTGTACACTTTGAGATCGTTGATGATGATTTTGACCAAGGAAGGAGAAACACCTTTCTTGTTCTTCCAGCTCCACTCATACGGCTTAATTAACGCAACTGCTTTTGAACCGTTGCCGACAATATCGGTAATCTCGTTACCGGACTTGTCAACAGGCTTAATTTCGTAATTACTCTTGGCGGTAATAAACCAGCCCTTTTCAGGCTTGTCTTCACGATTGCGTGGCTCTAAGCCAGCGTCTTTCAACGCTTGCACAGCATTGTCGCTAAGGTTTGTCAAGTCCACTTGAAACTTACCTGACATCTCATTCTTCTTGTTGAAGAACGCCCATTGAACTTCTGCTTCTACTTTGATTGGCTTTTCAATATTTGCCATAATAACTCCTTGTTATACTGCGGTTAATAAAATACAGCTTAGTGCGGCTTTCCGGAAAAAGCCTTCATTTCATCGATCCCATCCATCGTTTCTTCGACAATCCCGTCTGCGGCTGCAATTAAGCAGTCAACGGTAGTCTCTAAATCAACAGAGGTCCCGATAGAAAATGTGCGATCGGTGTACAAAGTAATGATGACCTGACCTTCTACTTCTTTATCTTCTAATGCGTCTCTTTCCATGTAGCACCTATCTTGTATTCCCCAGTTAAGGGGCAATTCATTTTAAATTCCAATCCAGCATTCTGTATTGCTCGAACACCGGACTGACCTACTTCATCTGCAAACTGTTCAGGAACTTCTACTTGCCATTCGTCATGAACATTAGCTACAAATTTAAACGGTATTTTCCGTTTTGTCAAGTCTTTATTTAATAAAATCAATGCTTTTTTCATTACTATCGCACCAGCGCCTTGCAATAGCGTGTTGAGCGCCGAATGCTCCGACCGAACGAGTAACTTGCGTCCGTCAAGGGCTTGAAGGCAACCCCTCTTAGCATACGCTTCAGATACACGAGTCCGTAGTTTTTCGAGTTTCGGCGTATTGCGTAGAAAATTAGTAATGAGCTTTTGTCCTTCTTTCGCTGAGCCTCCAACAATCTTCCCGATCTTGGCAGCTCCTGCGCCATAGAGGAAGGCATAGATAAAAGTCTTAGCTTGATTCCTCGTCTCCAATCCTGCTGCTGTTTGATTGGCTGTGTGTATGTCGCCGGAAATAACTTCATTCGTATATTCATTATCATTCATGTAGTGAGCCAACATCCGCAACTCTAAACCGCTTGCGTCGATACCGACTAACTTACATCCTTTCTCAACTGTCCAAAGATTCCTACATTCTGCACCGTAGATAGCACCAGTGTTAGGAACTTGTGCCATGTTAGGACTGTGATGCGTCATGCGTCCTGTCACAGCCCCGTTGGTGATTACTTTGCCATGCACACGACCGTCTGCCTGAATGTGTTCGATCCAGCTTTCGATTTGTGCAATACGCTTTTGTAGCATCAAGTATTCGGCGATTGCTTTCGCTTCGGGGAAGTCGAGACCTTCGAGGGTTGTTTCGTCGACGATGACGCTGCCTTTTTCGGTGAACTTTTCCGGTTTCCAGCCTTTTTCGATAAGCCTTTCTGCGATTTGCTGGCGGCTGCCGGGGTTGAACGGCTCGATAATGTCTTTGAGCGGCTTGCCGGTTTTTTTGTGGGTGCGACCAGAAGTGATGCGGGGAGGAAAAATCCCTTGCATTTCAACCGTAATAGCGTCCAACTTAGCTTTAAGTTCAGCCAGTAGTTGCATAGCAGATTGTTCATCGAACTTGAAACCGTTTCTTTCTTGGACTGCGATGATTGCTTGAACTTCATGTTCTAACTCCTGTGATTGTGTTGAAAATTCTTGTCGCTTTAACTCAGCTTCAAGGTAGTTGTAAATCCGGTGTAGCACTTCCACATCTTGCTTGCAATACTGCACCATCTCGTCAAACGACTGCGTCTGTAAATCAAAATCATTAAACTCACTCTTCTCGATCCCTAGCAACTTCCCTAGATTCGCTAGGCTGTGTCCGCCTTCGAGACTTGGATTTAGTAAGCGGCTTAGAACGAGTGTATCTCTGACTCTCTTCAATGTAATCTGACATTTCCATAACTTGTTCAGTAAGTAGAAATCGAATGCGATCCCATTGTGAGCCACTATCAAACTCGCTGCCTTTATGTACTCCGACAAGTCTTTTGCTTCTTTCCATATCCGTACCTCTTGTGTGTCTAAATCCTTTGTAACAACGCACCAAATCTTGCTATGATCTAATGTGGTTTCGATGTCCAATAATAGTCTCATGATTAAACTGTATACTAATGTTGGCTATTTGTCAAGGTTATCAGCTGATGTCGCATTGCTTCCAGCTCCGCCAGTGCCAGCATTAACTCCGTCTGGGTCTTGATTAACTCGTCCCGAACTATCCTCAATTGCTGCCTTAGTTCTTGCTCTAACTGCTCTTGGTCGTCCTGATTCATTTGCTTCCTCCATTTCCATAGGTTGTTCCAGTTGAACAGATTCAGTGGTGGACATTTCCACACCATGCTCTAACTCCTCAATATACTCTTCTAAATACTGTATATACTCCTTTTGTTTATACAACTCTTCGATACATCCTTGTGCCAAATCAAATACTCTCTTTGTTACATCATCCACGAAATCATTCCCGATAAGTAAAAGAACACCGCCACTAATTCCACAATCAAAAGAGGGTTATCTCGCTGCTTCCATCCCGCCCAAGCCCACATCGCACTGCCAACCGCACTAAGAACAATATTAATCGGGTAATAGTTAAAGCTGGTCAGCGCAATACCGGCTAGGCAGAGATAAGTTGCAATCCACTTGAGACTAAGCATAATCTGTCTCTAGCAACTCCACTTGCTCGTCACAGTATTCGAGTTTGTCGTCGGCTGTATGCTCTAAGACATCCCAAGCGTGTTCCTCGGACTCCGCCAATACCGTTACATAATATGTTCTGGTGATCATAAACCGTGCAGTAATATCTCTCATTCGTTTCTCCATTTGTCAATAGTTAAGTCTAACGCAGTGCCATCAAGCCATTCCCATGTTGCCATCTTGTTATCGCATATTACCACAATCGGTGCATAAGCCCCTTGCGGCACATCCCAAGCTGAGTTACGAAGCCAAAGATACCGTTCAGAGTTATTAAAGATTTCTTTATTATCCTGAATCCTACTAAAGACATCTTTATTTAGCTCCCGCAAACGCTCGATTTCATCGCATAAATCGCTGATAATCTTGCGAGTAACATGATAATCGTCATGCTTTGCATACTTCCTAGCCTTGTCTAAAAAATCCTCACTCATGTCGTGCAAACTCCTTATGTAATTCAATCCGTTTTTGTTTAGCTACTTCAGCGGCTTCTTCAATACTATTGTAACTACCAAAGTATTTAAGTTTCTTATCAACACCAATAATAACAGTCCATTTTTTTATGCCTTTATTCCAATATACATTTTTAATTCCTGATGTATTTCTCTTTTGTTTTACAGAATTTGAATTATTTTGAGAAGAGGTAGCAGGTCTCAAATTTTCAATTCGATTATCTAACTTATTTCCGTTTATATGATCTAAGATTTTAGGCACATATCCATGAAACATTAAATAAATTAATCGATGAACACGAAAGTGTTTACCGAATAAGCCAACTCGTAAATATCCGGTATCTTTTAGACTTCCTGCTTTACTATCTGATTTAACATTTTTAGCCTTAGGATTTTTCCAATACAAATGACCGTCGCGATATTCAAAAATCTCGTGTAGTAGTTCTTGGGAAATTAAATTATCGTTACTCATATCGTCTCCTGTATCTCTAACATTCTTCCGGTTGATGGGTTATACAACAAATCACAAGCACCGCCAGTGTAACCGCTAAATCGATTCTTTAATACTCTAACATGAGTAGTGTTTCTCTCAACCATGTCGGTAGCTTGTCCGTTACGCTCAAGACCGATCACGATGTCCGATAGCTGGGCGATTGAGCCTGAACCACGAAGCTGAGCCAACGATGTTGCAGCGCCTTCCTCGTGTCCTTTGCTTTCCGGGCGTTTCAGGTGCGACACACAAATCAGACTGATGCCGGTTTCCTGAACCAACATCCGTAACCTAGTCATAATAGCATCAAGTGCCTTGCGTTCATCCCCAACATCGCCACCACTAACAATGATACTAATGTGATCCAACACCACATACCCGCATCCGAGTCCTTTAGCCATATAGCGAACCCGATTGACAATATTGTCAAGAGTGCTACTACCGAAATGATCAAAAAGATACAAGCGATCAGTTCCCAAGGTGCGAGTAAATCCATCTCTAAGTTCCTCCTCTGTAACATCCACATCAGGTAAGTGAATGGGTTTGTTCAATGCCAATGACATCAGCGATCTTGCAGTTTTACGCACTCCTTCTTCCAAGAACATCATACCGATATTGTCCTCGGTCTTTGAGAGAATATGCCATACGATCTCCCGTAAGAATTGCGACTTGCCCAAGCCTGATCCGGCAGTAATCATCACTAACTCGCCTTTGCGGATGCCGTAGGTAAGTTTGTTGATACCGGCATAGGGATAATCGACTTCTGCCTTGTCAATCGGCTTAGACACCACTTCCCAAAGCGTAGAGCCTTGAATGATGCCATCAGGCACATATTGCTCTGCCCTCCACCAATCGTCGACGAACTCCTTGTCCGCTTTGATCTTGAGATAGTCCGAGGCATCTTTTAGCCCTGTGCGGGTCTTCATCATCCGCACTTTGCCACCGAAGAGTTCAGCTACGGATTGCATCGCCTTCTGTCCAGCTTCGTCACCATCAAAGCAGAGAACGATATTCTCGAATGAATCAATGTATTCATATTGAGCCTTGCAGTCCTTCAGAGCTGCCGAAGCACCATTACGAATAGATACGACAGGATACTTCGCACCCATCATCTGAAACGCTGATAGTGCGTCTAACTCGCCTTCGCAGATCGTTAGGTAGCGTCCGCCTTTAGGGAAACAGTTTTGACCGAATAGCATCGTAGAGCTAAAGTCACCAGCAATCGAAAACGATTTAGAACTGACGAGCCTAATCTTAATAGCAGATAACACACCATCGTTATCGAAGTAAGGATAGTAATGTTTATTAACATCTTGCTTGACTCCGTATTTTAGGCAAACAGCCGAAGAAATATTACGATCACTGATAGCACCAGCAGAAGCATTGTCATAGAATTCTAAGTCCTTCGTCATAGGTTTGGTTTCTCGTTTAGTTGATACTGCCCCGTTGCCGTTGTCGTGCGTGTGGCAAACATGGCAGTAAGTATGCCCATCATCATAGAGTGAATTACCATCGGACGATCCACAATGATTACAAGGTATGTGTTTAATAAACTTACTTTGCTTTTCCACTAGCATTTGGTTTCGTTTCCTTTACAGTTTTGGCTAATGCAAGTTGTTGTTCAAGTGCCTGAACTTTAGCTTTGAGTGCTTCGATTTCTTTGCTAAGTCCGTTCACAACCTCAATAACTCGTGGTAGTTGTAATAATGTCATTTCTTACTCGCTTTCTTGTGTGGTAATTCTGATTCATTCCGGTGAGCCATCATAGCCTCGGTAGAGATCCGAGAAACTTCTTCCTTGTAGGTCTTTACAGTGTCGTGTATGAACCACATCGTGCCACTGCTTAGGTCATCCTGATCCGAAGCTGCCAAAGCCTCTAGCACATTCATAAACGATTCTAAACGATACTCTAAGGTATCAAGGTTATTGCTAATGTCATAATACTGTGTCATATATAACTCCTAAGTTGTAAAATGTAACATAAATGTATCCTTATAGGTTATAAAGTAACGCTAATGTTACTTTACATCGATAACACCCTGAACCCTAACCCGCCAAGGATACTCCTTCTCAATCCAAAAACAACGATAAATCCCATCTTTAACACTTAGCCACGCTTCATAGCGTTGATACTTGCCGGTATAGTCATCGCACCCATGATGGTCAAATTCCACTCGATTGACTGTATATCCTACGAATACACCGAAAGCAAATACACCGACAATCGTTATGAACCTTAAAATAGACATTCGCCGACCTTTTCTAATGCTTCACGAAATAGATTCCGTTTAGCAATCTTGTTTGTTTTAATCCAAAAACTAGGGTCTAACTTACAATGTGCCTGTGCCTCTTGGCGACTAGCAAAGCAACGCACAATCTCGTTATATTCGTCCCTAACTTCGTAGCGCAGCTTCATTCTTGGTCTTCCGCAACAGCCCTAGCGACTAATCGATTGACCTTATCAGCGATAGCGACATCGAGATCAGCCATCACACGATCATAGCCATAATCCCCGATTAGATCGACCATGTCCATCAAAATGAAATGGTATCGTGCTTCTTCGTTGTGCGACATCATAAATAATTCCTCCTTGATATACGACAATACAACAAATCAACAATAAATACAACGACATAAAAACAACATATTGCTATTGACAAAATCATAAATCTATGCTACCCTCATCTATATAGATAACTTCATAGTGATACGATGTATATAACAATGGTAATTATTACTATGTATATAACATTAGCAGTATCGTTATAGGTCTTCATTGTCTTTATAGTCGGCATAGTCCTCATAATTTTGAAATAAATCATCCATGCTAGGCATATCCGCCTCGTGTAGCAAATCCTTACGATCTATTGTCGGAATCAATACATCAAGCCCTGTGTAACAATCTTGGCACATATCCAAATACTGCCCGTCTAGGGTCTTCCTAGTGGATTCGTAATCGTTTAATAACTTATCACATATTGTGCAGTGCATCATTCCTCCTGAATTGATTTGATTAGAATTTTAATCTGCTCTTTAGTCAGACTATACCAAGGCTGAAAGCCACCAGCACTAAAAGCCGATTCCCATATAGTCCAAGCCTCTTTTTTAGCAATATCGCTATTTTCTCGATACTCTAGCCACCAATCATTAAAACAATCTTCGCATTTACTCATAAAACCCTCTCTATTGCGTTAAAACATACTAGGTAATAGGTAGGTATCACCTAGTCCGTAAAAGTGCCTCTAAAGCCCATTTAAGCGGTTTTAGAGGTATTCCCAAGTATAGCATAGGACTACTCCAACTAAATGATAGAAAACATAGACTGAAATCAGAGCCGTAAAAGCATAAAATAGTAATGTTTTCATAGCTTATCGCAGTTTATGTATTTTCCATCGTTGCAAATAAAGCAAACCATTGAGCCATTCGGAGTATCGATAATCACACTCCGACAGGCATAAACCGACCCCATAAATGACATAAATGTTAATAATATCAATATCTTAGTTTTCATAAGTATTTAGCCTCTCTTGTTCCTGTTCCATCATCATATAAAAGTCTTGATACCAAATCTCAAACTCGTGTGCGTCGTATTGTTCCCTAAATGTAGGATCGTCTAAGCGCATTTGATGAAACTCAAAGTAATAATCGAATTTATTCATGATTAGCCTCGTTTAGTGGTTCTACTTCCTCAATGTCCCAATTGCCATAATGGCATTCTTTCCAGTCTAGTCCGTCAGATTCGTAAGCGATTGCTTTCGCCTCTTCCTCGGATTCTGCCTCGACAAGTGTTTTGCTATACACCATCTGACTACAAAATACCCTGTATCGTTTTTTACTCATGATTGTATGCCTCTCTCGCATTGTGAATGTTAAGCCATAAATTAAATAATTCCCCATCAGATAACCGCCATAAGTGCTGCTGATACTTTGGGTCAGTTTTACCCTCTAAATACCCTAAATCGTGCCAAATCTGGTATTGCAGCTCTGATCGTGTCATATTAAATCCTTTCATTTAATAACTAAGTAAGAATGACCTTCGTCTAATACATCGTTTTCTTTGCCTGATTCCCAAATAGCCGATACAGGTAAGTATTCATTATCCCATTGGATAAACACTAAAGCGGTATCGTTTAGCCTATCTTCAGGGATTCGGCTAAGGTTTTCTAGTAATTCTTTATAGGTCATAGTCCCTCCTGTATTACTTTATTTGCCTGTGATAATACATCTTTGATGACTCTGTCATCTTCTGGGTCAAGTTCTTCTAATTGCTCATGACACCATTCTAAACTGTCAGCCAAAGCCCCAATTAAACAATATAATTCTGTATTCATATTAAATTACTCCTATCGCAGTTAAGTGCCACATAATTTGAGCAAATACAAATAAGACTACACCTAAAATTACCATGTGCCAATTCTTTAATCTCATGATTCCTCCGAATAGTTATCTACTAAGTGTTGAGCGATTTCATACCAATTAACATCGCTGATAAACGCTAGAGCATAATCCCGCATTAGCGACAAATCAAACCCATTGTTTATTCCGTCTTGTGCGGTTTGCTCGAAATAGTCATTTACATAGTATCTCAAATCCTCGGCAACATCGTGAACATCATCAGCGTTTGAATAATCGCTGAGTGATTTACCATCAAATATTTCAAGATTTATGCGCCATGTAGCGTAGTTAGTCCATCCGTTGTATGTGTTTTCTTTCATGATTAAGCCTCTAATTAAATTGCAACATTGTTAAGATAGGTAACACCCTTGCGAGTGGTTACATTAGCACCCAAAGCCCGTAAGCGTGATTTAGTTGTTGGTGTCTGCCATTGACGAAGTGTATCAACATTGACTACAACTTCATTAATCCAATACCAATAGTCTGCAATATGATTACCATGTAAATAGATCGCTGATTTGGTTTCGTCAATTGGCGATACTGTTGTATTGCCTAATTGCCATGCCTTGCGTTTATCAATGGCATTAATCATTTGTTGTTCAATTTTTCTCATTTGTAATACCTCCAAAGTTAGGATAAAGCGGTTTAAGTTTACTTCTGTTGATTCTTTACTGACATGAATATATCAAACATTTTGAACAATGTCTCGTTTTCTACTCGTTCCATTGTGTTAATCAAAATCTCTGATCTCATCAATTCTAAAGTAATGCTATCAATCTTATTGCCTTCTGGTGTTGTAAATACTTGCATGGTGTTTCCTTTCATTAGTTATTACATTAAAAATTTACTTCTTTTCTTACCCTCAACTGTATCAAATCCACAGGCTAAAGCATTAGTGAAAACCCTATGTTTTCATTGTATTTTTCTATCAAGTATCAATGCCAATAGCTTAGGTCTATCAATACCTAGTGTCAATCTAGGTTTACTATGTTGCACTAGGTTGGTGCTGATACTAGGCTGCACTATGTTGCACTATAAAGGTGCTTCATCGCCCCATATCCTCGATAGTTTTACTCTATTGTTAGCAATCAAGTCCTATGAGTGCTAGACTGTTGCGTAGAAACAACACTTTAGCAATACTGTTGTATAAAAACAACACCGGGGGGGAGGGGTTGCCAGTGTTGTGTGATGTTGTCGGAGCCTCTATCGTACATAAAATAGTAAAAATAGCCTATATTGCACTGCAATGTAAGTTATTGATAGTAAAGTATATTTATACGGAGCATAGAATAGACAGAAAAGGGACAGACTCGATAGCAGAATCGGCGCACACGAAGTGGTCTCGGATGTCAGGTAGCGGAGCACAGGCTAGCCTACGGAGTCCCGCACAGCCCTGCTGGTCTGCAGAGTAAAATAGTTAACAAAGTACTTGACAAATTAACAAAAGTATGATATAGTTCGCACTATATAGAACTGTGATGATTCGTTAGGGTGTTTCGTCAGAGATGATAATTCATATAGTACTTCTCCTATATTGAAGCTACTATAGAATACAAGTCAATAGAGTAAAGCACTATATAGTAGGAAAACCCTAATTTTAACAAGTCTTCCCATTAGGATAAAAGACAATGTCTGATTCTGTCGAAATAAGTACCTCTGTCGTAGAAACAAAAAAGGAAAGACCTAAGTTAGTTCGTCGTAAGGTTGGTCGTCCTCTGAAGAAGGACATCGAAGCGAAGAAGAAGGGTAACAGAGGTAAGGTCGGAAGACCTGCCGGAGACGCAGCCAGAATCAATGAGTTCAAAGCTAGGCTGCTGGGAACTTCCGGTGATAAGATTATTGAGACGCTAATCCACAAAGCATTAGATCCTAACGATAAGGATCAGATAGCGGCTCTGAAGATGTGTGTCGATCGGGTATTACCCTTGTCGATGTTTGACGCTGCTAAGAACAGTGGAACGACACCACAGATTAGCATCAACATCACTGGGCTAACCAGCCCTAGCGTTGATGCCGATGTCGTCGACATGGGAGTCATTGAGAATGACGAGTCTTAACTTTCAGCTGCTAAAGTGGCAGCAAGAAGTATTTAAAGACAAGACTCGCTTTAAAGTGATTGCTGCTGGTCGTCGTTGCGGTAAGAGCAGGTTAGCTACGATGATGCTGATCATCAAGGCTTTGGAAGCTCCCGAAGGGAGCGCTGTATTGTATGTCTCACCAACGCTAGGACAGTCCAGACAGATTATCTGGGACAGCCTGTTGGAGATCGGCAGACCAGTGATTAAGTCTGCTCACATCAACAACCTAGACATCACGCTGGTGAATGGTCGTAAGATTCATGTTCGTGGCGCTGACAACAGCGACACACTGCGTGGTCTCAGTTTGTACTATGCAGTCCTTGACGAGTGTGCGTTTATTAAGCAGGAGACTTGGGAGAAGATTGTTCGTGCTTCCCTGTCGGATAAAAAGGGAGATGCAATGTTTATCTCCACTCCGTCAGGGCGTAACTGGTTCTACGATATGTATAGCCTTGGTGTTAGCGGCGAGGATGAAGAATGGAAAGCATGGCACTTCACCACGAAAGACAATGAGACGATTGATCCGAAAGAGGTTGAGGCTGCACGCAAGACGCTTTCTTCCTTTGCGTTCAAGCAGGAGTACGAAGCATCCTTTGATAATGCCGGGCAGGAGATCTTCAAAGAGGAATGGATTAAGTATGGAGAAGCTCCGCAGTACGGCGATTATGTTATCGCCATCGATCTCGCAGGTTTTGAGGAAGTTGCTAAAAATGCGGGTGCAGGAAAGAAGAAGCTCGACGAATCCGCTATAGCGATTGTAAAAGTAGAAGATACTGGCGACTGGTTTGTAGAAAAGATTATCCACGGCAGATGGGACATCAAAGAGACTGCTGGGAAGATTCTTAGAGCCGTACAGGAATACCAACCTACTTCGGTAGGCATCGAGCGAGGGGCGCTAAAGAATGCGGTACTGCCCTACCTCAATGACATGATGCGTAAATACAATGTGTACTTCCACATTACCGATTTGACGCACGGGAATAAAAAGAAGACTGAGCGTATCGCTTGGGCTTTACAGGGTCGTATGGAACACGGTCGTATTACCCTAAACGAAGATGAAGACTGGAGAGAGTTAGTAGATCAGATGCTCCTCTTCCCAACCGCTAATGTGCATGATGACTTAGTTGACGCATTAGCTTATGTTGACCAGCTCGCCGTAGCTCACTATCAGCAGGATTATGAGGATGATGACTACGAAGCTCTCGATGTTGTAAGTGGCTACTAAAGGAAAACCATGGCAGAATTTACCAAAGACGAATTAGCACAGAACGAATTCGTACAACCAACAGAGTCCGACAAAGAGATTGTCGAGTTCGTAGTATCGCACTGCGATCGTTGGAGAGATTGGCGAGATACTAACTATTTGGAGGACTGGCGTGAATATGAAAGAATATTTAGAGGTAAGTGGGCTGCAGAAGACCGTACTAGAGAATCTGAGCGCAGCCGTATTATCTCCCCAGCGACTCAACAGGCTGTGGAAACAAGACACGCAGAAATTTGCGAAGCAATATTCGGAAATGGTGAATGGTTTGACATCCGTGATGACTTGGTGGACCAACAACTTATCGATGTTGAGCTCCTTAAACTCCAACTCAAAGAAGATTTAGAGAAGGAAAACATTCGTAAAGCCATCACTCAAGTAGAGTTATTGGCTGAGATCTATGGTACTGGTATCGGTGAGTTAACTGTATCGAAAAAGACTGAGTTGTTCCCACAGACCATGCCAATGGTTGACGGTACTGCTGCCTACGGTGTCATGGAAAAGGAATACACCTGCGTTAAGTTAAACCCAATCAATCCTAAGAACTTCTTGATTGACCCCAACGCTGTAACGGTTGACGAAGCAATGGGCGTAGCGATTGAGTCTTATGTCTCCATCCATCAGGTTGTCGCTGGTATCGAAAAGGGAATCTATCGTAAGGTAGACATCCAGCCCTACGGTCAAGATGATGACTTAGAGCCTACACAGGAAGATGTACAGTTCCGTGACGATAAAGTACTCCTAATGAAGTACTACGGTCTTGTACCTCGTGAATACATTGAACAATTGGAGAATGAAGAAGGTGAAGAAGTTGTCGATCTTTTTCCGGAGGATAGCACTGCGGATAAGTATAGCGACCTCGTCGAGGCGATTGTTGTTATTGCTAATGGATCAACCCTTCTTAAGGCGGAGAAAACCCCATACATGATGAAGGATCGTCCTGTTGTCGCATATCAGGATGATACCGTACCGAATCGTTTCTGGGGTCGTGGCACGGTCGAGAAGGCATACAATATGCAAAAGGGCATCGATGCTCAGTTGCGTAGCCACTTAGACAGCCTTGCCTTAACAACCTCGCCCATGATTGCCATGGACGCTACCCGTCTACCTCGTGGCGCTAAGTTTGAAGTCAAGCCCGGTAAAGCAATCCTCACCAACGGCAACCCAGCAGAGATTCTGTTCCCATTCAAGTTCGGTACAACCGATCAAGGCAACTTGGCGATTAGCCAGAACTTTGAGCGTATGTTGCTACAAGCCACTGGAACGGTAGATGCGGCTGGTCAGCCAACGCAGTTTACCCGTGACGGCGCCGCTCAGTTCTCGATGTCGATCGCTGGTATCGTTAAGAAGTACAAGCGGACGCTGACGAACTTCCAAGAGGACTTCTTAGTACCTCTCATCCGCAAGGCTGCCTATCGTTTCATGCAGTTTGACCCTGAGCGTTACCCAGCGGCTGACTACAAGTTTATTCCGATGGCTACTTTGGGTATTATTGCCCGTGAATACGAGCAACAGCAACTTATCGCCCTGCTCCAGACCCTCGGTCCTGACACTCCAGTACTGCCGATGATCCTAAAAGGAATCATTGCCTCGTCTAGCTTGCCAAATCGTGCTGAGATGATCACACAGTTAGAGCAGATGATGCAGCCTAACCCAGAACAGCAACAGCTGGCTCAAGCTCAACTACAATTACAGCTCCAAGCACAACAGGCACAGATTAAACAGCTTGACGCTAGTGCTACACGAGACATGGCAGAGGCTCAAAAGACGATGGTTGAGGCTCAACTGGCTCCACGGGAGGTAGAAGCCAAGGTTGTAAGTGCTGTTTCTCGGAATTTACCTTCGGAAGACGATGCAGCAAATCAAGAATTTGATAGACGAGTTAAAATTGCTGAATTGATGCTCAAAGAAGCAGACATTAAGAACAAATCAAAGATTGTAGAGTTGCAAATGTCTGAGAAAATGAATACAATTGGTAAAACCGAAGAAGATTTCCTTAATAAAATAACGGAAAAACTATCAAACAATGGCTAATATCCAAGAATACCTCAGAAAACTGGCAGACGGCACTGTTTCTTTAGAGGAACAGCAAGTTGCATTACAGCAGATTGAATCCACTCTAATTGAAACTCGTAAAAAGCGAGAAGAAGCAGTCAATAACAGCGCTGAAAAGGTTGTATCGGCTTTAAAACAGATTGAAGATCGTCTAAATGATAAGTATGAGGAGCTATTAAACACTCCTGCCATGAAAGGCGAAGCCGGTCCGCAAGGTCCAGCCGGTAAAGACGGTAAAGACGGACGCAACGGAGTTGACGGACGAGACGGTAAAGACGGTATCGACGGCAAAGACGGTGTTGACGGTAAAGACGGTATTTCTGTTGTAGACGCAACTGTTGATTTCGACGGCTCGTTAGTTATTACCTTATCAGACGGTAATCAAATTGATGCTGGGCAGCTTTTTAGTCCTGAAACTGCACAAACTATTCAGATTATTAAAGGAGGTGCTGGCGGAACCGCACTGCCAAGTCAGGCTGGAAATGCGGGTAAATACCTCACAACTGACGGCACTGCCTTGTCTTGGGACGCCGTTGCCGGCGGCTCAGGCACAGTAACATCAATTACTGCTGGTTCTGGTTTATCTGGCGGAACAATTACATCTAGTGGCACTATCGCTTTAGACATCAACAGTCTTAGCCCAACCACAGTAGCACCGACTGATTTAGTGCCTGTTTATGATGTATCGGCTACTGCTAATGCAGACTGCACCGCATCGGATATTGCTGGATTAGGTGTAGGAAGTATTGGCTATAAAACAAATAACTATTACTTTGGTTACTTAATGAATGGTCTTGGTACAACAACATCTTTAACTGCAAACCGCATTTATTATATTCCTTTTTATGTTAGAAAAAAAACAACATTTACAAGAATTGGATTTGTGATTAGTGCTACTGCTGGACTAATAGCTAGATTTGGTATATATAATGCGGCAAATGGTGTGCCGACCAGTTTAGTATTAGATTGTGGGACAGTATCAACAACAACAACTGGTGAAAAAGAAGCAACAATTAGCGTAACGCTCAATACTGGATTTTACTTTTTATCTGTTATTCCTGATTCCACTCCAACAGTAGCTATATCAAGTTTTGTTTCTCAAATTTCAGGATATGCTGTTGGTCAGTCTACAAGAACTACACAGTTTTATGCGTATGTTGCCGCTAATGGCTCAACCACATTACCAGACCCTGCCCAAACTTCTTTATTAGAGTTACAGTCAGGTTTGCCAGGTATATCACTAAGAGTGGTCTAACATGAAATACGAAAGATACGAAAACGGAGTATTGGTCGAATCTTATGACCACAGAACAGTTAGCCAAACTGCTGAAGACAGGCTATCCATGATTAAAAATGCCTGTAAAACAGCAATTGAGGATACTGGCATCGCATGGATGGTGGAGCGAGAAGTAACTGGCGGCAAGCCTGTGCCACAGTCAGTCAAAGACCAATGTGCAAGCTACCGAGCCTTAAATACAGAGTTAGAAAGCCAAATCAACGCTTTGGTCAGCCAAGCAAAAGACAATGACGATAAGGCTATTTGCGACCAGATTGAGCAAATTAACTGGATTGTATAAAAAACACTTGACAAATAAGTAATTTTGTGGTAGTATCAGCATAGTGTTGTTTACGAGCAACACAGTTCCCATTTAAAGGAGAAAACTGTGGACAAAGCACTTCAGAAATACTATGAGAACCGTTGGGACATGATGTCAACGGAGGGATGGAAGCAATTCACCGAGGATGTTCAAGGAATATTCGATGCGGTCAATAAAGTTGCTCCAATCCAGAACGAAATTGATCTGTTCTTTCGTAAAGGACAATTAGACATCCTTCAGTGGGTGCTAACTCTGAAAGAAAGCTCAGAACAGGCTTACGAAGCATTGCAACGAGACTCGTCGGGAGACGCTCAGGATGCCTCGTAGACTTTGGGACTTCACCTGTGAAGGTGGACACTTACAAGAACACTTGGTTAGTTATGAGGTAGCCACGGTTCCTTGTGAG